TAATTTAATATATAAAGAAAATTATTTTATCTGTAACTCTGTAACACATTAGACTCAAAGTGTTGATATGACTACTTTATAAGGTGTTACAGATATTTTATTTTATTTGTAACAAAGTGTATTATAAGATACTATTGTAACTGTTGCTGTTGCTATGTTGGAGGGGTGTTACAGATGAATAACCTATCTGTAACAATAAATTAATTAAAATTTACCATTTAGGTAATCCCCCTTAATCTCATAATAAATAAATCTTGAACTAACTTTAGTAGGTTCTTTAGCAAACATTTTAATTGCTAATGCAGAAATAGAATTCAATTCTTTAGTAGGAATTTTGAATCTAGTCCACGCTTCGTTATCTTTTTTGAATAGCCTCATTTCCATATAATATACTCCCTTACAATTATTTCACATTATAACTTCTTATAAACTCTCTTTTGTTTCCCATTAACTCTAATTACAGTGTCCGAATTATAACCTTGCTTTTTAACTTCTCTGCCAAATACAGGTTTGGAAACAGATTTTAAACCATTTTCACTACACCAAGCTGAATATCTTAAATAAACTTCTTTTACTGGTTCATTCTCTATGTCGTTGTCCTCTAAGAATCCAACTATAGGATTATTTATAGCTTCGTATTCTTCCCAAACTCGGTTACATACTTCAGCATGAGTAAAGCTGTGATTAATTAATACTCTGTTTAATCCTTCCAAAGCTAATTTAAGTAAGTATTCCATGGCTTCATGACTTGTGAGCTTATCTAGTATAAATGGGTCGTAGTCTTTATCCTTTTTGCTGAAAGTTGCATTGAAAGGAATAAAAATTAATCTTCTTTTAAGTCCACCACTAAGGTCATTTATTCTTGGAAGTTCATTAGCTGAAAAAATTAATTTACTATAATTTTTAAAGTCAAATGGATCTCTTCCTTTTCTCTCTACATTTACTTTTTCCCCAGTAACTAATTTTTTAAAGGTGCTATTATCTTCAATGTACTTATTACTTATATCATCACCTATATTAGCCAACTTACCTTCCAACTGAAATGTTTTAAAACGGTGATTGAGTTCTTCTAAAGATACTGAAGCTATATTTTCCTCTCCAAGTAATTCATTTAGTACCTCCAATAGTGTTGACTTTCCATTAGCCCCTTGGCCAGTTAATATGAAAGCTTTTCCCAATTCATTACGTCTGAATAATGTATAACCTATCATTTCCTCTATTAACAATCTGAGTTGCTTATCTTTACAACATATTTTGTCTAAAGTCTTGTCCATAGTTTGTGAGTAAGCATTTGGATTATAAGACCATGGAATTCTATTTTTTATAATATAGGGACTATTAAACTCCAGTAATTTTTTAGATTCTAAATCAAAGATCCCATTATCTAGTGTAATGTATTTTGGATTAGCCATTTTACTATTCTTACATAACAAATCTAAATATCTTAATACCTCTGTTCTAGTACTATTAGTGGAATTATTTATATATTTAAGCATTGTTTTTTCAATCTCTTTTGTATCACTTGAATAATAATTATTCTTATAGATATGAAGTTCATCATTTATTTTTATAATTTTCTCGTTATCTCTTAAATATAATGCTAATTTCTCATATTGCAATTTACTTTTTATATAAAATGATTCTTTTAAAAATGCTTCATCACGTAAAATAACTTCTATTTCTTTTTCATCTAGTGGATCTTTAAGTATGTCTTTATTTATAATTTTTATAGTTTCCCTAATATCTTCTTTTGTTAAACCTTTTTGTTGTAGAGTTAATATATATCCATATAAACTACTATTTCTACCATCACCTTCAGCCATAGTACTAAAATTAATTTCCCTTTTGGTAAGAGGTATTAACCATGCTGGCAATGTGTCTATATCATCTACTGTTTTTAAAAATTTTCTTTTTCTACCTTTTACTTTTAAAGGCACTACTGCATTTTGTATTCCAAGTCCAACATCTATTTTTATTCCTAGTGCAGTATAATAACCTTGTTTTCTTCTCTCTATTCCTGGATTAAGAAAATAAAAATGTTTTCCCCTAGTGGTTTGTAATACTGTAGTATTTATGTTTAATTCTTTTATTATTTTATATAAAATATCTGATTGTTCTTCATCATCTATATCAATTTGTATTATGTTATCTTTTAATACTCCTCCATAAGAATTTAAAGATTCTACATCTTCTAATTTATAAAAATCTGTTCTATCTTTATATTCTTCAGTAGGGTGTTTCCCATCCCTACCTCCAGTTGGTATATAACCTTTCCACATCTATATCACCCTACCTTTTAAGCTCCCTATTTCTTTCTAACTGGTAGCACTAAATCTAATTTATTATTTTCTTTTATTACCATTGGATTTACACAATATGTTAATTCTAAAGTTGCATTGTCATAATTCTTAAATGCATCTATTAAATAATCTGCATTAAATGAAATTTCTAAAGGTTCACCTTGTAACTCTATAGTTATACTTTCTTCTACTGTTGCAACTTCGTTATTAGCTTTAATAATTAACTTATTCTTTTGAAAATCTAAATCTGCAATATTAAATTTATTCTTTTTATAGTCTTTTAAAATATCAAGTATAGATTTAGTTTCTAATGTAACTTTAGTATTATAATCCTCTGGAATTATAGATTTATAATTTATATAATCACCTATTTGCCTGTTTCCTATAACTTCTAAATCACCAAACTTAAATTTAACATAATTATCATTGTAATAAATTTTAACATCACGTTCATATTTAACTTTTTTAATTACTTTTATTAAATCTGCTGGTACAATAACCGGTTCTTTAGTTTGAAAATTTCCTTTTCTTAAAGCTAATCTATATCCATCTAAAGCTATAAATTCACTATTATTTATACAAAGGCCATTAAGTATTAGTCTAATTTCATCTTTAGCCATTGCATAACTACAACTTAATAAGTGTTTTAATTCATCTATTGGTATAGTAATTAAATGATTTTCTATGTTTATTGGCATATCTACTAGTTGACTAGGAATATATTTAATTTTTCTATTACCAGATATAATAGTATCTTCTGTTATAATTACTTTTGCATCTTTGGGTAATAATTTTAAAACATATCTATTTATAGAGGTTTGTCCATCATTACAGTTTCCATTAAGTTTTTTAATGATTTGATTCTTAAATGTAACGTCCTCCTGTTCATGTGCCACGATATAAGTTTCATTATTCACATTCATAAAACTTATATTATCAGCTTTAGATAAACTTAAAATTTCATGTATATAATGCGAATTTAATACTGTTGTCATATTACCACTCTACTTTCTGTATATTCTCTTCTCCAATTTTTATATATTTTTTCAGATTCATTTACGCTAACCTTAAATTTATTTTTAATTTCATTAACTCCCTGAGTAGGATTTAATGTTGATAAATACCCATCCATCCATTCTGAAATAGTTTTTGGTTCACTTTTTTTAGTTCTACGTAAATTTAATTTTGTTAACCTGGCAGCAATAGCTCCAGAACTTCTATTTAATTTTTTAGCAAGTTGTTTATTGGTCATTTTTAAGTAATTATTTTTTATAAAATTATCTTCTTTAGCTGAATAATCACCTTTTTTAACCACATTTATTCACTCCTATTAACACTATCTTCTACCCTAAAACACCCTTTAGGATATCTTTTTTCTAACTTCTCTATGTTATATTTAGCTATATCTTCTAAACTCATATTTATGCTATTTGCGATTAAATTTATATACCAAAGTGTGTCACCTAACTCATTTATTATTTTATCTTCATCTAATTGATGGCCTTGATACATAAATTTCTTAACTATGTCAATTACTTCTCCGCTCTCTCCTGTAAGTCCCATTACACCATTTATAAGCTGGTCTATGTTATCGGTGTAAGTGCATTTAGTTCTCAATGCTTTTTCTTGATATTCTTTAAAATTCAATTATTCCTCACCTTCCAATTCAATTAAAGTCATAATACTGTAATTCGCAAGATCCATTAATGTATCTTTTATACTTTCATCCACTAGAGCATCCTTAGTACATAAGCTTTGCAACCTATTAATTTTATCTGTAATTCTAGTAACCGCACTTATTATTCCTAATTTCTTATAAGTTTCTCCAAAACTATCACCATAATCATGATTCTTAACTTTATAAATTTTATTAAGTTCCTCGCATATAATTTTATGTTTATTTGCTTTATCCATCATTACTACCTCCTAAAATTGACCTACTTTTCGACGTGCTGTTTTCTCCATGCCCTTAATTTGTATATCCTTAATATTTGATTTTAATAATTTAGCTTTGTATTTCTTTTCTCTTAATCTTAAATCTGCATAATCCATAAACTTATCTTTATTAGTTTTCACATTTACCTCCATTTTTGAATTAT